TGAAACCCGTAATGAATAATAACAAAGAACTTCCTAAGAGGGAGGTTGGGAGGGATTAAGCAAAGGCTTATATCCCGGTTTCACCCCGACCACTTCTTAGGATTTTTTTATTATATGATAACAACCGAAAAGGAATTACAAAATAAGATAGGACAATATTTGTCCAATTATTTTGAAGTACAATTTGAAAAAGTATCAGATTGCAAAAAAAGCAGAATTGATATTTTTATGTACCACAAAAGCGATGTATTGGAACAGTATCCGATAGGTATTGAAATCAAAAAAACTAACGTAAAAAAAGGTGCTGAAATAGCTAAATGGCTTTTACAGTCAGACAGATACACTGAAACTACATTTAATAATCAAAAAACTTTAATATTTATATGCCCTCAAATTTCAGGTAATTATTTTGAAGAGGGATTAAATATAAGTAAGCATGATATTTATGGAGCATCAACATATTCATGCCACCATAATGTACATACTTTTTTATATGGAGCATTTAAAGTAGGAGAATTTCAAAAATACAAATGCTACAATAATAAAGAACATTGCAGACTTGCAATAAACACTAAAATTGTATGGCATAGTGAAAACCCTAATTCATTCAACTTTGAAAGATACAGTAAGCTATGCCACTAAAAATATCTTCCTACTATCCATATACTAATAAAGACGGTAAAATTACAGCCGGTTTAATTCCGTATGATTCTACATTAGAACAAGAAATTGATCATATTAAAAATGGAACACATAAGGAATTAATAGAAAAACTTTATTCTATTGAAGATAAGCAAGAAAGGCGTTTATTTAAGGCTTCTCATTTACCATGTTTTACGGTATCCGTTGTATGCAAAGATTGGCGAAATAGCGATAATATAGTAAATCATACAGGGCTAATTTGTATTGATATTGACAAAGAAAAAAACAAGCACATTAAAGACTGGGGAGAATTAAGAGATGCGTTTTTTAACAATAGTAAATCAGTTGTAGCCGCATTTATTTCCGCATCTAAAGAGGGTTTAGCCATAGTTGTTAAAATAATGGAATATTACCATTCAGATGTATTTAATTCAATTATGGTTGAATTAGAAAAAAACGGGTTAATAATAGATATCCAGTGCAAGGATAAAGTAAGGTTAAGATTCACTTCATACGATCCGGATGCTAAAATCAGACCTTATGAAGATGCAGAATATATGATACCAAGTGAAGAGTATCTAAATAATGTTAAAAAACAAAGTTCAATAAAGTATTTTCCAACAAGCAATATAAACGGTGTAAGTTCGTTTAAAAATGCCATGAATTACGCTAATTCATGGGGCGAATATACCGAAGGGCAAAAGCACTATCATTTAATTAGGGTTGCATCATACTGCAATAGAATAGGAATGGAGTTAGATTTGTGCAAAAATTTTACCCGTAAATATTACGGCGATAAAATACCTTTAAAGGATTCCGCATTAATTGAGCCAATAGAATATATTTACAAATGCTATAAATCACAATATGCAACCAAAATACCACCAAAGCCAGAATACACTATTAAGCAGCTTAAATGGCTATTAAATTATATAAATAAGCAATTGTTAAAATCTAAAATCATACAATATGGCAATGATACTTTTGTTGGAACAGAAAAGCAGATTTACAATGTGAATAGTAAATTATTAGCCTTTTTCATGCATATTTTAGCCCCGGAATATACATGGACAACAAAGAATATAGGTGAACATTATTCAGTAGAAGAAATCAAAGATTTAATACCAGAAAATGCATATTTAGACAGCGTTAATGATTCTCGTGTATGGTGCTGTAAAACTTATAAAATACCCTTAGATTTATGTTAGTAAACTTAAAAACAAAAAAATTAAATTTTCCTATTGATATTTTTGGAAATAAAATAGCCGAATCATTCAAAGAATTATCAAGCCATTATTCAACCCCTATTGATTATTTATGCCTTACCGGATTGTGGGCTGTATCCTCTCAAATGGGTAACTGCTACAAAGTTGATATGAATGGAGGTATAAAGTCTATACTTTTCTGTATGATGGTAGGCCCTTCATCAATAGGTAAAACAGTTGCCCATGATGTTATTTATGGAAATATTGTACATAAACGTGCTAAAGACTTGTATTCCAATTACTTAGAAAAAGAAAAGGAATGGAAACGCAAAAAAGAGCAAGTTAAAAACGGAGAATATGGAGAAGTTGCAGGCCAGCGACCAAATAGGAAAATAAGATCATCCACCGGCGGAACATTAGAAGCTATTGCAAAATATGCATCTACTAACCCTGCAGGATTCGGCATTTATTTCGATGAGGGGAAAAAGTTATACCAAGGCGGCAATTATTCTAAGGTTAATAATTCAGTTGAATTCTGGAATGATGTATGGAATGGCAGATTAATTGATGACTTAAGAAAAGATGCTGATTTAGAAACGGTTGTATATAATCCATGTATATCAATTCTTGCCGGTATGCAAACAAAAAGAATTACCGAAATGTTTGATAAGGATACTATTGATTCAGGATTGCTTAATAGGTTTTTGTTTGTACAGTCGGATTATGTAGAATTGAACGAAAATATAGATCACTTTTCCAAAATGGCTGAACCTTGCTACGAATGGCAGAATTTAATACTTCACTTGTTTGAAAAGGGTATTTATTATTCAGATGGTAACGAAGTATTAATTCCCTTTGCCAATAATGAAACTAAGGAATTATTTAACGAAGTAGCCAACGGATACACTAAGGAAGCTAATAAAAGGAATAAAAATAGAAAAGATGGAGATGCATCAGAATTACTAACCGGTTATATGGGCAAATTACACGCCTATTTTAAGCGTTTAGTAATGATTTGTGCAGTTATTCATAATTATGAAAATCCGGCCATTAATGAGCACGTAATTAGCAATGCGGACTATATTTATCGTTACTTCCAGCAACAAGCTGAAATGTTACTAACAAGTATAAGCGATTCTGCAGAAAGTGGGCTAAAAGAGAATGTTTTGAAACTATTTAATTTGTTGCCGGATAAATTTACTTTAAATGAAGCCAATGACTTGGCAGAACAATTGAATTTATCGAGAAAGTATTTTATTAATAATTATAATAGGCATTACAGCAAGGGATGGATTAGGCGAATGCAGGATAAAACTTTTGAAAAAATAACAGCCTCTTAATTGAGGCTTTTTTTATGCAAAATAAAATTGGTCACAAGGTTACAAAAGGTTACAACTATGTGTAACCAATGAAACGTAATACAGCATTGAATTACAGAAGAAAGGTCACAGGTTACAAAAATACTATAATAATACTCTATTATTATTATTATATATATTTTTATATATACCCTATTGTGACCTGTAACTTTGTAACCTTTTGATGAAACGCAATACAGCATTGAATTTCAGCGGTTACAGTACACTGTGACCAGTGTGTGACCTTTTAAGTAAAAAACCTTTAAAACGCAATACAGCATTGAATTACATTATACATATATAAGGTTACAGTAATATGTGATAAATCCATTGCATTATTTTATAATATGTTTACAAGGCAATATTCATACATACAAACTGGTATGTGCTAAACATTCCATACCTTTGTTAACCTTAGATTTTAGGCTACCGGAGTAGGGGGATATGCTTCGGTAGCATTTTTTAAATTAACTTTGCATAGTATGACACCCAAAGAACAAAAGTTTTGTGACGAATATCTAATCGACTTAAATGCTGCACAGGCAGCAATTAGGACAGGGTATTCAGCTAAAACAGCAAAAGAAACTGGGTATAAATTGCTCACAAAAGTTCACATTCAAGCCGAAATCAGCAAAAGACGGCAAGAATTAGCGCAAAAAACCGCAATAACTCAAGAATGGGTATTGAATAACTTTGTAGAACTGCATAAAGACGCAAAAGATGCGGGGGATTTTCAGGCAGCTATAAAAGCCAATGAATTAGTAGGAAAACATTTAGGCTTCTTTGAAAAGGATAACGACCAGTCTAAAACATCTATCTCGATTAATTGGGCGGAAACCAAAACGTATGAAGCTAAACATTAAGCAATCTTTAGCGATTGATTATTTAGAAGATAAAACAACAACCGAAATACTTTATGGTGGTGCAGCCGGTGGCGGAAAATCAATATTAGGGGCGTATTGGTTGCTTAAAATGTGCTTAAAATATCCGGGTACAAAATGGCTAATGGGTAGAAGCGAATTAAAAACCCTTAAAGAAACTACCCTACAATCTTTTTTTACCGTTGCTAAGATGCAAGGGCTTTCAGCCGGGATACATTACAACTTTAATCAGCAGAGCAATCAAATAACATTATTCAATCACAGCGTAATCTTGTTAAAGGATTTATTTTGCTATCCATCCGATCCTAATTTTGATAGTTTGGGTTCGCTTGAAATTACCGGGGCGTTTATTGATGAGTGTAATCAGTTGGTAGAAAAAGCAAAAAACATTGTCAAATCTCGTATTCGTTACGGATTAGATGAAAACGGTTTAATCCCAAAAATATTAATGACCTGTAATCCGGCAAAAAATTGGACATACAACCAATTTTATAAACCGGCAAAAGAAAGCCAACTTCCAGAGCATAGAAAGTTTATTCAGGCATTGGTTGACGATAATCCGGACATATCCAAACATTACCGTGAAAACTTAGAGGGGTTAGACGAAATAAGCAAACAGCGTCTACTTTACGGAAATTGGGAGTATGACAATGACCCGGCTACATTAATCACATACGATAAAATTATAGATTGCTTTACCAATTCATTTATTCAGCCGGGCGATAAGTACATAACGGCAGACATTGCACGTTTCGGGAATGATAGTACCGTAATAGCTGTTTGGGATGGATTAAAGGCGGAATTATTCCAATACAAAAAGAAATCCATCCAAGAAACAGCCGACATAATTAAACAGCTTCAAATTAAATACAGTATCCCGAATAGTCAAACGATAGCTGATGAAGACGGTGTAGGCGGTGGCGTGGTAGATATATTGAAGTGCAAAGGGTTTGTAAACAATAGCCGGCCATTGATTAACCCTATCACCATGAAAGATGAAAATTACAGCAACCTTAAAAGCCAATGCTATTACAAATTAGCTGAATTAATTAACGCGTCTAAAGTTTACATTAATTGTGAAAATATTACGATTAAAGAACAAATTATTCAAGAATTAGAGCAGATCAAGCAGTTCAACATGGATAAGGACGGCAAAAAGCAAATAATGCCAAAAGATAAGGTTAAGGAAGTCATAGGGCGTTCGCCTGACTTTTCAGATACTTTGATGATGCG